AGACCTGTTCTGTCTTTAATATTTTGAACCGAAATGAAAAGTGTGTTTTTACTCATCTTATTTTCTTGTTACTATGTTAGAAACCCATTCATGACGACAACTTGGAGAATGATCATTAGTTCCAGGAGTAGTATACCATCCACCACGACGATCCCAAACTGAATAACCAAGTCTTGCGCTAATTGTCTCTATTTCTGATCTTGAATACATTTTGTTTGCATCCAATAAATGCTTGCAAAAGTCACGACTTGTCTTTTTATCTTTATTACTAAAACCTGGCGCCCACTCATAAGAATATCTAATCAATAATTCTTTTGTTTTTGGTTGCATCTTTGATGTGATCTCAGAAATAGGTGCTGTAAGTTCTCTTTCTATAATAGTGTTAGAATCAATTCCAGATCCAATAGTTGACTCTGTGATTGTAATAAAACCTTTATCTACTAATGCCTTTAAAACCTGATCTATAGTATCTGGACTTTGTTCCAATACAGTTGCTATAACATCAGGTGTAATACGTTTGTCCTTACTGATAAGATCTAACACATCTGATTGAAGTTGGTTTACATCTGCAAACATTTGAAAATCTTGATCATCAGAAAATCTTCTTCTTTGCTTGATTACATTAAAGTTTTCTTTATCTTCACCAAATTCAAAAAATAATTTAAAATCCTCAGAGAACGCTTGTGCTTGAGCTACTGGTTGTGGTTGATATTTAGTCATATCAATACCGGCTTTTTCTAATAACCACTCTTTCGGTGCAATATCTTTTAATACGTTTTCTGTAAACTCAAATCCAATTGGTTCTGTAGGTATGATCATAAGATCTGCACTTTCAATACCTCTGTATTTACTAAGCATATTAAATACACCTTCAAGATGCATTTGTTTACTGTTTACATACGTATTTTTAAAAATCTCATATCCGTCACGCATCTCAGATCTTGATCCTAATTTACCTGCTTCAGCAATACCAAAAATAGATGGAGTAGTAATCTGATGTCCACTAAAAATGTTAGTTTGTATCAATGAATCTACTCTTCCAAAATCTTCTTTAGTTATATCTGATGCGCCTAAGTCATCAATGATTGGCTTTCTTTGAGCATCATTAACAAAAGCTAAAATAAACTTTTTACCATCACTTCCACTAAATCTACTTGTAAAACGTTTTTCAATATTACGCTTTTCATCCTCACTTGGCTCACCATTTGGTAATGTAATAAGTTTACTGGCAGAAAACCCTGTCTGTGCGTTACCTAATACATGCTTAGAAATCTCTATGTCTGATTCTATGTAATTTAATGCTCCAAAATATCCTGGCAAAGAATAAATACCCATATTTGGGCGGTATTCTTTAACATACAGTATTTGAGATCCAGTTTTTAAAGAGGTATTAAATGAAGTGTATACTTTTTCTTTTTCATTTCTATCTTCCCAGTTATCTTTGTACCAAAACTGAGTATTATCTTTGTTAGTTCTAATCTTTGTATAATCAATATGCCATATTTCAGACAGTTGACCAGTCATTGACCATATAATTTCTAAGTAATATCCACCAAAAAGTTCAGTATCTAATGAAACTTTACGAGTAATTTCATCAAGACTTTCAACTCTGTTTACTTTTTCTATAAATGTTTGAGCTTGTTCACTACCTTTCCAACCATTTCCTGTAATATAGTGTACTTTGCTTTTAACAATTGCATTATGTTTGGCTGATTTATTAAATAGATCTACCAAATATGTTGGATAATCATTCTTATCGCCGTATTGCATGTAACCAACACCCTTCTTTTCTTTGAATTCTGGCTGTTTAGCTTCTGCAAAACTTAAAACTCTTAAATCTATCATTGTCTAATTGTATAAGTGTCTGTTGTTGAAAACTTTGTATATGAAAATGCAGTTCCTACTAATTCCATTATTCCACTTTCTAACATATTTAATCCTGTTGGATCTAAATTTGATGTACTTGCTTGTTCATAGATCTCATAGTCATACTGACCAGTCAAAGCATTAGCAAATTTGTCATTAGTTACTACTGAAAACTTGTTATATCTGTCTTTAAACAAAGATACATCAGCATTATTTAAAACCACAAAGCTTATTGTTGTATTTGCGCTACGATTAGTATACACAAATAAATAATTTGGATTTGCAAGTAACTGTTTTTCAGTTAAAGTTAAAATAATGCTCTGAGTATTGCCAATAGTTAACCTAATCATATATCTAAATAGCAGAACGTAATAATATTTACATTAAAAAACCCCCAAACCAATTAAGGAATGGGGGCTAAACCTATAAACCTATGAAAAACTAAATTATACTGTAGTTAATAAACCAGCTATAATAGATGAAGACACAGATGGCGCTAATGCTGGTTCAGAACCAGTAAAAGTCAATTGAAAACCACTTCTGTCAGCTTGAGCAGTACCAGTAGATACAGCACCTGCAGTCATGTCAACTCCTCTTGTTTTTCCGATATACCAATACAATCCGTTACTATCTTTTACAACAGCAACTAAACTATTTTGAGCTAATAACAAGATTTCATTTCTTGTGTTAGTTTGTAATTTGTTTAATACAATTTGCAACTCTTGGCCATAGAAAGTACTACCATTTGCAACAGATGCATTCAAAGTTTGATTCAACATTGATGTATCTTTTACCAATTCATACTTCCAAAAGCGTTTGCCTGTTGCTTTTGTTATTGCGGAAATTACTCCACTTGCTTCGGTAACGGTAGTTACGTTTGCAGCTTCTGTAAAATATACTTCTACAATACCGCCTAAACTATCGCGGCAATCTAAAGTATATCCTTGTGTTAATGCGCATGGCATAATATTAAATTTTTAATTTTTATAAAATGGGGGATATATTTCAATCCCCCTTATAATTAGATCGCTACCTTTACAACTTCATCAGGGAATGCAATATTCACGCCCATTTTGAATTCTGCTGCAAATCTTACCTCATCAGCTTCTTTAGCAAAGAATATATCAAATTTCTCTTCCTCATTTAATAAATCTGTACCTAAGAACAAGTTGCTTAATCTTAAAGCATAAACATCATTTGTACCGTTTAATCCGTTAACTGCAATCACTTTGATTGGAGTACCAGGTAATACAAATTCGCTATCCGCTTTACCATCAAAAGCATAGTTAAACATGTTAGCATTCTTTAATGCAATAGTGTAAGTTCTGAAAGTATCAACACCACAGAAAATAACCATATCATCATAAGATACAACTTTTGCAGGTATTGCTTTGTAAACACCATCCATTAAACTAACAACGTTAGCTGCAGTGATAGAACTTAAAGGAGCACCAGAAATATAAGTTGAAGTATTTGCATCAACAACACCACTTGCTGCACCAATCAATTTGATAAGACCATCAAATTTATTTAAGTTACCGTTAGCTGAAGCAGTATCACCTTGCCAGATTGCAGTCTCTAATTGAGCAGCAATAGTCTTAGCTTTTTTGTCTGTGAAATCTTGCTCAAAAGGAATTGAATCATAAGTAGATCCAGTAGGCAATGCCTTTTGTAAATACTTAGACTCTAATGTTTTTGGACATAAAGCTTCTTGAACTTTAATTTTTCCGATTGTTACAACTCTTTGAGTGAAAGAAGTTGTACCTGATGCGTTCCAACCGCAAGTACCACCTGCTTGAAAGAAAGCGTCTGTGTCCATAACGTTGATTGTTTGAGCTGATTTAACTCCAACCATAACGTTTCCTGCACTTTTGATTAAAGCTGCAGTTTTTGCACCTAAAACAGATGAAGTCACTAACTGTGCTTCGTTCTCTTTAGTGTAATTTGTTAATGTACTAATTGAAAATGACATTTTTTATTAATTTTTAATGTTTAAAATTGCGTTTCTATATTTTTCTAATCTTTGCTCTTTAATATCCTTTGTTTGTACAAAAGAATTAAAAGAATTTGGCTTTTGAATAGGATCTGCAGATGGCGTGCTTGAAAGTGCTTCTATTAATGTAGCTACTTGTTCAAAACCTTGCTTTACTTTAGCTTCTAATTCTTTAACCTTTTCTTCTGATGCTTTTTTAGACTCTTCTAATTCTGCTATTTTAACTTCAAAATCTTCAGACATCTTTTGCATCTTTTTGTCAATACCAGCTCCCATATCTTCTGGAGATATTGGATCAACAGGCATCTCTTCTGGAAGTGTATCTTCTTTTGGTGATGCTAATTCAATGATAATTCCATTCTCATCAAGTTGCATAGAAGTACCATCAGATAATTGATACTCACCAGACATTGGCACTGTACCATCAGCTAACTTAACCATTCCGCCAACTTCAAGAGCTGAAATCTCAACTTTAGACCCGTCTGCTAAAGAGTATTCTGACATTTCCACCTTTGTTTCAACAGGTGCAACTTCAGCTTCTACTTCAACAGGTGCAACATTATCGTCTACGAATAATGCTCTTAATTGTAATATCGCTTCTTTCGCGTTCATACTTTTTGTTTTATATAGTTAAAAAATCAATTGTTTATCACTTAACTTGAGACAAAATTCTTTTTATCTCATCAATCATTGACGCTGCCTTAATAACTTCTTTAGGTTTGTAATTAAAAAGACCTTCAACAGAGAAACCTTTTAATTCTCCAGTCTTAACCTTTTCATTCCAAACTTGCTCATTATTTACAACCATAGATCCAAACCATGATCCCCATGGAGCATCTTCAAATCCTTTCATTGGCATAATGCCTCTCTTCTCATCACTTTGAAATGACTCAAATAATGTTACATCATTTAAAGTTAATTGACCATCATGCATCATGTTTACGTTGCTTTGGAATCCTTTTCTAAAGTACTTTTGCATGATCTTGAGAATAGTATCTCCAGTAAATGCCACATAATAGTCGCCATAGTTAGCGTCACTACGAAAAATAGGAGTATCAGCAAGCATAATCGGACCACTAATGATACGCATATCTTCATTAACAACTTCAAACTTTTGTTTATTATTAAATGCATTCCAATTTCTTTGAATGGCAGGTCTATCTACCAATGATATAAAATCTACTTGAGCATCATCTTGAAGATCATCAGATATGTCAAGCATATATACAGGTAATTCTAAATTCATACTTCTAAATAGTTTAATTGTTAAAGATTATCATTTATTCAAATCTTGCTTGATCTTGAATTTCACCAATACGTTTTTGTGATCCACTAATATCGGTCTCTACAACATATGCTCTAATTGATGGACTACCACCACCACCGTTTCCACCACCTCCAGTAGATCCACCTCCACCATTTCCTAAATCAGGAGCAGCACCTCCACCACCTCCAGTAGAAGGTATTGCACCACCAACAGATGGAGGAGCACCAGGTGATGGTATATCTACAAATCCAGGTGAAGCACTTCCACCAGGAACTTCAGGGGTTTGTACAGCTAAAATTGCTTTAACGTTTTTAATACCAGCAACAATTGCAGCAGCAGCAGCAATAGCACCTAATACAGGACCAACAATTGGAATACCTGCTAATGATCTAAATGCAGCAGTTGCAGATAAATAAGTATCAATAGTTGCAGCTGCAATAGCAGCGGCTTTACCAGCAACAGTTGTTTCACCAATTGCTTTGGCAACATTTTTAAATGTAGAAGATATTTTACCAGCTGTATCTTCTCTTGCTGCAAGTTCTTTTTTACCTATTTCAATACGTGCATCTGCGTAAACCTTAGAATTTTTTGTATACTCCTCATCACTTATTTTTCCGTCTTTATGCAATTTTTCATTTAATTCAATTTGCTTATCTACAGCATCTTTACGAACAGCATAAGATAGATCTTCATTTTTAGTAATGTCCTCTAATCTTTTTATTTCTTTATCTTCAGCAATCTTAGTGTATTTATCATCTAAGTCGGCTACTTCAGCAGAGTATTTATCTTTTAATGCTGTAATTAATTCACCTTTTTGCTTTTCAGTATAATCAGCGTTATCAATTACTGCTTTTGTTGCTTTATCAAGATCTTCTTGAAGCTTACCTAATTCAGTTTCTTTTCCTTCTTTTAATTTAGCAATTCTTGTTTCAGATAATATACCTTGCAACTCCTCTTCAAACTTTTTATCTTTTTTAGTTCTCTCTTCTTTTGCTTTAGTATCTATTTCATTTACATCAGCGTCATATTTTTCTTGAACAGCTTTTCTTAATGCAACTTTTGCATCTTCATGAATTTGAAGTGCATCAACTTCTTTTAATTTAGCGTCCTTATCTATTTCAGCCTTTTTAAGTGCCTTATCAGTTTCTGATTCTAATTCTGCTAATGCTTTTTGATTTTGTAAATCAAGTAAAAGTTCATTTGCTGTTTTTGTATCTGCAGCAACTTGTTCATCATGCTTTTTCTTTTGAGCAATATATTCATCATTTGCTTTCTTTTGTGCAGCAGCAGATTTTTCAGCAGCTTTTGCATTATCATCAGCTACTTTTTTATTGTACTCAGCACTTGCAACTAATTGATCATTTTTAAGTTCTCTATATTTTTTTTGCTCTTCATCTGTTAACGTTCCTTTAACTTCTAATGCTTTACGTAAAGTAGCAAGTTCATTATTTGTTTGTTGTACTTTAAGATCATAGATTTCTTTTTCAGATCCACCTTGCGCCTTTAATACTTTTATTCTATTAGTAATATCTTCATTTGCTCTTGCATTTGCAGTAGATATTGCATCTAAGTTTCTTTTTGCTTCACTTGTTACACCAAGAAAATCTGTAAATGCCTCTACTAATGATCCTACTCCTTTTGCCAATGCACCAAGAGGAGAATTCATTATCCATTTTTTAATTTCGTCAAAGTTTTGAATAACTTCTCCAAGTGCTACAACTAATAAGCCAATACCTGTTGCAGCAATAGCTCCTTTTAAAACTTTAAATCCAGTAGATGTTACTTCAACTTCTATTCCAAATGCTCTTTGAAGTGCAGCAGCGGTTTTAGTTGCTGCATTATTTGCTGTTTGAAATGCTGTTGTATTTTTAATTACAGCACCTAATTGTTTAAACGAGTCAACTGATTCTCCTACTGCTTGTAAACCTTGAGACAATGCCATTGCAGCATTTACTTTTAATAAAGCAGCTTCTACATTTTTATTTTCACCACCAAATAAAGCCATTGAGCCTTGTAAAGCACTAAATCCTCCAGCAACACCAGCAAGTGAACTTGCAACAGCTTTAAATTTAGCATCAGGATTAAATGCATCAGTCAATGCTTTAGCATCACCAATTCTATCTTTAAGATCAGCAGCTTTTTTAGCAGCTGTTACTGCTTCTTTAGAAGTTGCGCCAAACTTGTCAGCCATTAAACCAACATCTGCTTGAGCTTCTTTTAATTGAGTACGTAAACTTTTAACACTGGTATTTGTATCAGTAAGTGACTGATCTAATTTAGTTATGTCTTTGGTTGCGTCTGCTGCATCTGTGGTTATCTTAAAACCTACTGTAGTATTATCTGCTGCCATTAATTAGTATTTATAACTTTTAATAAATTCACCAATGTTGTTCTAAATGCCATTGGATTGTAAGAAACTATTTTATTTAATCTATATAAAACCCCATTTATCCATATGTATTTA